TAAATTTTTAATTATAAAATAAGCGATAGTTGCTCCAATAAAAATACATACTAATCCATATACCAACATACCGAAACCTAAAGTGGCACTCATTCTAATACTTTCAGCTTATTGTTCAACTTGTTCTCTCATTTTTAAGAACTTTTGTTTTGCAATTTTTAACATACGATCAAAAAGTGACTCTGCTTTAATCGTATGTATTTTATTTCTAAGTTCTCCATTTAGATATAAGGTTATATTATTTTTATCTAAATCAAGTTCGATGGTAAAAAATTCTTTACCCTTTATTTTTTTTGGATCCATCTATAGCTCCATTTAAAAGCTTTGTTCGATATGTAGCATTTGGAATTTTTAATTTTCTAGCTTGATGATCTACATAATCACTTAATATTTTTGAGATCATTGCACCTGGAGCTCTAAACTTGTCCTTGCAAAGACCTCTAAGTAAATCATAATCATATTTTTTTATTGCAACTGATTTCCATTTATTGATGTCCATCTTTAACCTCCATATCTTTTGTTAGTACTAGTGGTGACTCATCAATGCCTAAAGCATCCTTAAGTTTTTTATTTTCAGCGGTGAGCTTGTCTAAATTTTTTTGAAGTGTATCCATATTTTTTAACAAGCCTTTAATTGTAATCCCAAGTCTATCTAAAGCAGCTTCTAAATTAACATCTGATTCAGGTTTTTCTCCTATTGGTGGATGCACACTTGAATTAGCCATTGGTGATGATGTTGTACTATTAGTCATTGGTGATGATGATGTACTATTAGTTGTAAATTTAATTGTTTTCTTGATCGACATTTTTGTCCTCCTCTGTTGGTTCATTTAATCTACATTCTAGTTCATCCTCAACTAAATATGTAGAAATTGTTTTATTAAATGGATAATGTTTTCTACCTAAACCATCTATAAAGTGTATAGCTGCTATAGAATCTACATACATTTCCATATGAAGTGAATCTTCTATTGGACTACCATCAAAATCATGTGAGGGAATAAGTGCCAATTGTTCATCTACTTCTGTCATGATATTATCTAATATAAGACTTTTACTCTTTTTGTTTTTCATGAAATCTTAAATACATGGGATAAAAATTAAAGTCAATGAAATTATGAAATATTTTTTAACTATAACCTTATGCTCTATGATTGACAATGTATGTATTAATCCACATACTTTTCCACAATCTTTTGATAATTTATATTCATGCCAGATAGCAGGGTATAATAAAGCTATTGAAAAAATTGAAGAAATTGGTATCGATAAAATAAATGAATTTAAAATTTACACAACATTTTCGTGTAAACCTTATAATTTAATATGATCTTAAAATTTATATTATTAGGTAGTATGTGTTGGAATTTTCATGATGTGGGTACTCAATGCACTCAATATCTTGTAGATAACATTTTAGATTCCACCAAATGTAGAGAAAAAGCAATAGAGGTAGGTAGAGCTAATAAATCAAAGATCGAAGAATTAGGGGGCTTTATGGACTATTATGAGGTACATTGTATAGCTATTGACCCTGAAGGCTACAATCTTGACCATTCATTTAAAATATCTTATAATATCTTATGACAGCTTATCGTATCAGAGCTAGTATGGGAGGGCAGCAATTAGACCATGTAGTTGAAGCTGCAGATAGTAAAGAGGCGATATTAAGTTTGTCAGAACAAGTGAGCCAAGGTAAAGTTGAAATTATCAATGATGGTTTTACTGGTAATACCAGAGTTCACATAACTTATGAGGAACTAAAATGAGTCCTGAAAAAATAAAGTTGTTGAAAGAACTTCAAGAACTTGAAAATAAGTGGTCGACTGGTTTAATGACTAATGGTCTTTGCACAGTTGAGATGCTTAAAATAGAAAGAGATATTAGATCAAAAAGAAATACGATCAAATATCAAGATGTACAAGAAAATTTAGCTAGAGCTAGTTAATTTTTCTTAAAATTTATAAAAGGAAACTTTTTACTTAGGGAATCTGTCGGTTTTTTAAACTCATAATGATTTATTATCTTATATAATTTTTCTCTTTTGCTAACAGCATATGGTATAAATAATTTTGCTAACTTAAAAGCTTTTTGATGAGAGCATCTCCATCTCCACTGATCTTTTTTATTTAAAGAACCTTTACCCTTTCCTTTGAAATGAATAGTTCCTGTTTTAACAATATCATAAAAATTTTTAATGCAATCTAAATCAGTCATTGCAATTTCCATGCCAATGTTCCATTTCAAATAAATTTTTCCATTTGGCTTTTTGCATTTATATTGTGCATAGTTTATATTTCCCTCGCCATCAAATAAACCTGCTGCATACCCAATTAAATCTTGATTATCATGTGGTAAATTTTTATTTTGCATCTCCCCAACTTTTTCCAAGTCCAAAATCAACTACACTAGGAACTTTAAATTTTATTGCATTTTGCATTATCTTTTGTATTTCTTTAGCATGTTTTTCATCTTTAACATTAAAACATAACTCATCATGTATTTGTAACATAGGTAAATGACCCTCATTAAAACAATCGAGCATTGATTGTTTAGTTTGATCTGCAGATGATCCTTGTATTAATCTATTTAAAGCTTTGTAAGTATATGCTCTTTTAATGTTATTTTTACCGTATTTAGCTACTGCATCTTCATATTTCTCTGCTATGTGTAAGCCAAAATCTCTAGTCTCCCACATGTCAAATCTACATTTTCTACCTTTTTTTGTTCTTATTACACCCTTTTCATCTGCAGCAAATTTGCATCTATCAGATAATTTTTTTACAAACGGAACTTTTTTATTATATTTAATTATGAGCTCATCGGCTTCATCTTTCGAAACTCCTAATGATATCGCTAATTTATTTTTACCCATACCATACATTAAACCTAGACCAATTGTTTTGGCTTGTGTTCTTTCAATACCTACAAGGTCTGCAACTGTTTGATGAAAATCTGCCTCGCTGTTTTGATATGCTTGTACCAACTCGTTTGATCCCTCATAACCTTCTCCAATAGATGCTGCATAGTGAACAGTCATCCTAGGTTCTTGTTGTGAATAATCAAAACTTCCCCACTTAAATCCTTCTTCTGGTATAAATAGACTACGTATTTTAGGGCCAAAATCTTTATTTCTAGCAGGGACTTGTTGTAAATTTGGATTGCTCATTGACAATCTCCCAGATACAGTTCCTCCATTATCTCCTCGTAATTGATTTATCTCACCATGGATTCTGCCATTAACTTGATATTTCATTATAGAAGATAAAAAAGTTCCGTGAAATTTATTTATCTCTCTTGCACTCACAATAAGTTGTGCTATTTTATTTTTATTATTAATCAACCAGTTTTGCGTAAAGGAAGGTTCTTTTGTTTTTTCAGTTCGTGGGTAATCTAGCTTCAACTTGTCAAAGGCTCTGGCGATCTGGCGGGATGCCCAAATGTCTACTTCTATTCCTGATTCTTTTTTTATGGCCATTAATATTTCTTTCTCTTGGGTCTTCATTTCTTTTTGTAGTTCTTCAGCTTTTTCCACTTGTACTCTCACTCCTCGTTGACGCATTTTTATCAGGATCGGAAGTAATTGCTGCTCCATTTCCCAAACAGTAGTTAAACTTTGTATTGCAATTTCTTGTTTAAATCTTTGCCATAATTTTAATGTAAGTTCTGCATCTTGTTCTGCATAATAACCTACATGTTCTGCAGGTAGTTTCCACATTTCAGCTTTAGGGTCGATACCGTGTGCTGCTGCAGCTTCTTTTAGTTCTGTTTCTGCTTTTATCTCATTTAAATAATCTACTGACAATGCATTAAGAGAATAAGAAAATCTATTTTCATCTATAAGTGCAGCTGCGATCATTGTATCAACGATAGGTCCGTGAACCTTGATGCCAGATGCTTCTAACCAACCTACATCATATTGTGCATTATGAAAAATTTTTGTTGATGGTAGGGCACAAATATCTTCCATATATTTTTTTACTTGTTCAGGTATCATATTTCCACCACCTAAATGTCCAAAAGGAAAATAACCTTTCCAACCCTCTACAGCTACTGCAAAACCTACAATTTCTCCTTTACCCAGAGCCCAACCTGCCCCAAGTTTTTCATTAATACCATCGTCTTTCGTTTCAAGATCAATTGCTATTTCCTTGTACTGAGATAAATCTTTATATTCACTTGGAGTATTCCACATAGATTTTTTAAAGGTAAGTGTTAATTGTAAACCATTACTCATTTAGATTCCTGAAACATTATTCTTAATACTGTTGTCCCTGGGTTTAGATCGTAATCTTTTATGCACCCTGTCAATAAACTGCTTAACAGCACAATCACCACAATAATAGATTTTGTCTTCAATAATGACTGCATTTTTTTCACATTTTTCACATTTAATTTTTTTGTTTTCTTTCATCAAGTTTATCTTTAAGATGTTTAATTTCTAAATCACAATAATGTTTTATTTTTTCTAAATCTTGTAAAGGGTTCCCTTTTAATAAATATCTACAAACATATTTTATAATGTTAGCTTGAAGAGGGTTAAGATTATTTTTTCTAATAAATGTCCAAGGTTGAATGATAAATTTTTTATAATGTGATCCCCCTACTTGTTTTTCATCAGGAAAAGTTTCGTCAAACATGTCTTTATTAGTCATTTTTTTCTTGTACATAAATTAAATAATCTTGTCCTATTGGATAGTTAAACTTATAGTCAGATCTCAGTAAATGTAAAGTTTTTCTTGCTCTGGTTGCACCAGTATACCAAACTTTACGTTCATCGCTTTTTTCTTTTTTATTTTTATTTTTATAATCTGAAGGATAATTACCTTTACCATATAAAACTACATGATTAGCTTCTCCACCTTTAACACTATGTATTGTGTCTATAGTTATTAAAGGATCTTTATCTAATTCTTTTTGACCATATCTTCTTAACAATCTTATAAAATGTCTTACTTGTCTTGGTTTAAAATTTCTTCTTAATATCCAATACCAAGGTTTATTTTTTTGGTTATCCTCTAAAGTTAAGCCACACCATTCTTTTAAAGATTGAAAATCGTATTGTTTAAAATCAGGTTCTGCTCTCCAAAACTTATCTAATCTATAGGCTGGGTCTTCAAGCTCCCTAATAAATTTATACATAGTTCTTGCAGCCTTCTTATCAATTTTTTTTCCATTTGATATTGTAGTCCAAGATTTGATTGCCTCCCATTGTTTTTGATCAAAACATTTCGTGCCTTTATTATCTTTATAATAAAGACCCGCATCTTTAGCTAACATTCTTAATTGATTTACTGTTTCATTAATTCTTCCTAGAATATACCAATCCTCTTTTAATTGTTCAAAAGGAATTTCTTTAAAAGATAAATATGCTTTTACAAGACCTTTTGTGTTACCTGGCAGATATTCTTTCTCTTCACTATCATTAATACCTCTTCTAATTATTTGAGAAAATTTATGTATTGCCTCTCCAAATCTACGAGTCCTTCTTAATTTAACTTTTCTACCAGGAAAAAATTTTGTAAAATATTTTGGATCTGCTCCATTCCATTTATATATCGCCTGATCATCATCTCCTGCTAAATAAATTCTTTTTACTTTAGGAGCCATCTTATAAATAACAGACCATTGTAAAGGTGTGCAATCTTGAGCTTCATCTAAAATTAAAACTTTTAGAGAGGGAAAATCTATTTCTTTAATTGCCCTTTCGATCATGTCATCAAAATCTATAAACGATCTCTCTCCTCCCCCAGTCTTATAGTGTTCATAAGTGCTAATCTTTCTTAGAAACACAGTAAGAGAATCTCTTTTATAGCTTTCTTGTTTGTAAGCTTCTTCAGGAGTAATTAGTAAATTTCTTGCTTTACTATAAACACCAAGTGACCAATCTTTGTACATGAAGTTATCATCTGCTAATCTTTTATCGCTTGTTTTAATAACTTTTGTTTGAAGTGCAAAATCAATTGTGCAATCTTTTGGATCAAATACTTCTTCAGGAAAATATCTTCTGCAATAAGTATGCAAAGTTTTAAATCTAGAAAAGTCGTCTGCATTATATTGTGGGAAAGATTCTAGAGCTCTTGATACTGCAGTATTTACAGCTTTGTTTGTAAAAGATAAGTATGCAATCTCATTTGGCCTTATACCTTTTCTTAAATAACCTTTTAAAACTTTTTCTATTAACGTATATGTTTTACCAGTGCCTGGAGGACCAAAGATCTTTATGGTTTTGTGGTAAAGATCTTTTAATATCTTTACCTCTTGAGCCTTATCCATTATTAATAACCACTATCATTAATGGCCTTAGATAGCCACACTTAGGTTCCTCATTGTCATCTGAAAACATTTTGTATCCAATGCCAGATTTTGATCTTGGTAAAAATCTTATTTGCACGTTTGGTTTGTTATAAAGATAGTCATGAAAATATCCTGAGTTTGTAGAGGCAGGTAACAGAAAAACAGACAAACATTTGCTATTAAGAGCTTTTTTAATAAATTTCGGAATATTAATATCATACATCGGGTGACAATAAACAATTTCACCATCCCAATTTTTTTCTAAAGCTGAATTATCTTTAGTCCAATATTTAGGAACTAGATGATTTTTATCTGAAGCACAAGCATCCACTGTAAAATTAAATTCTTTATTTAAGTTTTCCCATATTTCTTTAGGAGTTCTAATCCATTTCATTTCTAAATTTTTATTTTTTGTTGTTATGCTAAAAGAACTCATGTTTTAAATTTTCCTGTGTGGAATTCGTCATCCATCTCCGATACTGCTTTAGCCTGTTTTGGTTTAGTTGCTTTTTTATAATCTACAAATTTTGGCATCTCTACTGACCATACATTTTTTACTCCCTCATGGTAATCTATTCGTTCACAACCTAATAAGTGCATAGCCTCTGCTGCACTTTTAAATGTTTTATCATTACCTAAAAACTTTTCAAAAGTTATTTTTTTAAAATAACATACATT